TCCCTGACGATATCTCTGCCCGCTACGTCGCCTTCGATGGCGGCTTGGAATTCTTGTTTTGCTGCTGTCATTTCCTTCCCTTGTTAACGATGTCTCGACCGGCCACGCCGCCGCCGACTGGGGCGTGAAAGTTCTGGGTTGCACCGCCTTCAGATGGTTGAGTTGGCATCGATCCCATTGCCCCTTGAAGGGCGCCTACAGCGGCCATTTTCCCTGTGAGTGATGCCGCCCTGAACAGGGTAAGAAGTTGACGCTCATCGGCTGTCAGCAACTCAACGCTCTGGCCTGACAAAGCCTCGCCCGTCCGCTCACGGTCAGTCTCCTCGACAAACTCATCGGAAATCATCACGGCTTCTAGATTGGCTGATCGCACTCCGAGCAACACGTACTGAACATCGACGCCTATATGCGCCACACCGCGCAAGTAGGCGGCATCTGGAGATCGCTCGCCAGCCTCGTAGTTGATCTGAGCACGTTTCTGTACTCCGCCGATTTGACCGAGAACGGATTGGCTCAAATTGAGCCTTTCTCGCTCCTCACGCAGTCGATCGCCGATGCTCATATGAACCCCTAAAAAGTGTTGACAGGTGCACAAATGAGCACCATAATTCATTCACACCGTTACACCACTAACGGCAACTTAAACGGCACTCTGAAAAGTGCCAGCCGCCCCGCAACAGGAGCCTGCCATGAAACTACGTACTGCTGCCGAAGCCCGCGCCGACCTTCAAGCGATGGGCATCTCGATCACCCAGTGGTCGATCGCCAACAAATTCTCCCCGAACCTCGTCTTTGAAGTCCTGGGCGGCCGCAAGAAGTGCGTGCGCGGCCAAGCCCACGAGATCGCCATCAAGCTCGGCCTCAAGGACGGCGAAATCTGTACCGATCCGGCACGTGCCCTGGAGCGCCGCGAAAGCAACGACCGCCGCCATGCCGCCGAGCGTCGCGCCGCATGAGGCCCGCCATGACTAATCCCGCCATCGGCATGCGCAGAAACGGCAAGCGGATCATGTCATCGACCGTCTTGACGGCAATCCTGCGCGCTTCGCAGCCATGTTCCGCCAGCCAGCAAGCGTTGCCTGAGCCAGCGTCCCTGGCGGATTCGCCTCTGCTGACAGGCCATCGATGCTCTCGTCAAGCGCCCTCGTTACCTGGGCCGCAGACTCAGCCTGGAGCGCCTGAACAATGGCCGTCATTGTCGCGTTGAGCACGTACAGCGAGTCGTACACCGTGTCCATGTTGCGGTCCAACTCCTGCACCAGATCGTCTTTCGCCATGCTTTTCTCCCAAGTACGAATTATCCGCTTTTCATCGTATCTGCTGCAAATGGCTTTCGATAGCTGCAAAAACGCCATTTGTTTGGAAAGCATTGCCCGGAGGGGGTTCCAATGACCCGCCGCAATTGGAAACGCATCCAGCCGACTTCCCTGCGCAACGCGCTGGAGCTATGCAAAGACCACGCAAAGGAGCGCCATAACCTGTCCGTGGAGCGCATCGCCGAGCGCATGGGGTTGACGGATCACTGGACCGTCTACAAGTGGATTCAGTCCGGTCGCATCCCGGCCAACATGATCCGCCCCTATGAGGCAGCGTGCGGCATCGACTACCTCACCCGCTGGCTGGCCGCCAGCTCTGGCCGGTTGCTGATCGACATTCCTACCGGGCGCGGCGTGACCGCCGAGGACATCCTGAGCCTGCATTCGGTGATGAATGCGGCTGCCACACAGATTCTCGACTTCTACGAGAAGACCCCAAAGCCGGACGTTGCTGACGTTCTGAGCGCGATCCAGGAAGCCATGCAGACGCTGGCCTGGCATCGCGGCAACGTCGAGAAACACGCCCAGCCCGAACTTGATTTTCAGGAGGTTTAACCATGAGTACAGAACAGAACCGCCTCAGCTATGCGCTAGCCAAGCAGGTGCCGGCCATGGCGCGTGGTTTCACGATCTCGACCAGCTATGGCGACATCCAGATCGACGCCGAGGATGCCGAGCCCTTCCAGCGTCTGGCGAAGCTGATGCTGAATCAGAAACTGGCGAACGCGATTGCCGCCGAGAAGGAGATGGGCGATGGCTGCTGAAAAGAAGGGTATGAGCCAGTCCGCCGGCAAGGTGCTGGCGGTGCTGAACGTGCTGCTGGGGCACTTTGCCCACGGCCTGACGCCTACGGATTTGGCCAAGGCCACCGGGCTGTCGCCGTCGAACATCACCAACTACGTGGCCACGCTGGAAGAGGCTGGCTTCGTCGAACGCATCCCGGAGACCGGCCGCATCCGGCCATCGACGCGCCTTGCCCAGCACGCGGTGGGCATCCTGCGCTCGCTGGATGCAGCCAAGCAGCGTGTCGACGAGATCGTGCACCGCCTCTGCACCCCCCAATAACTACCAGGAGTCATCATGGCCAGAAAAGCCACCGCAACCCAGCTGCCCACTGTCGATACCACGCTGCCGGCCTTGCCGGCGATGACCGAGGCCGTCAATCGCCTCGCAGTAATGCACACCGAGCAAGAAGCGATGGTGCGCGCCGTTGCTGCGCAGATCGGCTATCAACTGCCTGCCGACTGCACCGACCCCGACCTGATCCAGCGCGACATTTCCGCCAACATGCGGCGCAGCGTGGAAGCTTGCCTGGAGGTGGGGCGCGGCCTACGAGTGCTAAAGGAAGCGTGTGCCCATGGTCAGTTTGTGTCTCGCATTGACGCCCTTGGGATTGAAGTTCGTGTGGCACAAAAGTTCATGGCGACGGCGGCCAAGTTCTCAAATACGACGTCAACGCCGCTTTTGAAAGCGGCGGGCAACCAGACCAAGCTGTTCGAGATGCTGGTTCTCGACGACGAGCAGATCGAAGAGCTGGAGCTGACCGGCCAGACCGGCGAGCTGAAGCTCGACGACATCGCCACCATGAGCGTCAAGGAACTGCGAGCCACGCTGCGCGAAACCCGTGAAAACGCCGAAGCCCAAGGGCGCCTCCTGGCGGACAAGAACACCAAGATCGACGAATTGGCCGCCAAGCTGACCACCAAGAAGCGGCGTGTGCAAACCCCGCCGCCCGACCTTGAAGGGGAGGAAATCCGCAAGGAAGCCAGCCAGTTCGCCTTCGAGGCCGAGTCGGTGGTGCGAGGCAAGCTGCGCGCTGCTTTCCAAGCCTTGGCCGAACACGCCGAGAAACATGGCATGGCCCACGATGACTTTATGGCCGGGCTGCTGTGCCAGGTGGAAGTGTCCGTCAAGCAGCTGCGCGGCGAGTTCGGCGTCAAGGAAGCGCCGGACGGCGAAGAGGTGCCGGACTGGCTGCGCGGCGGCGATATTCCCTCGGTCGGGCAACCGGCTGGCGAACTGGTCGAGGCCTAAGCCATGAATGCCGTCCTGACCGAACGACTGGTAGCCGTGGCCCTGGCTGCCCGGAAGACCGGGCACGGCGGCAAGGGGGCCATTTACGAGACGGCATGCCGTGACCTGGGGCTTTCCCGCGCCACGCTGCTGCGCAAACTCAAGGAGGTATCCGTTATGGCCCAACGCAAACGCCGCTCCGATGCCGGTCAAAGCGCCCTGACACGCGATGAGGCGATGATGATTTCCGCCGTGCTGATGGAATCGACCCGGAAGAACGGCAAGCGCCTCTATTCGGTTGTCGATGCCATCGAGACGCTGCGCGCCAACGGGATGATCCGGGCCGAGTACCTGGATACCTCGACCGGCGAGCTTCGTCCTCTATCAGAAAGCACCGTCCACCGCGTCCTGCGCGTGTATGGCCTGCACCCTGACCAGCTGCTGGCACCGGCGCCGGTGACCGAGCTGGCCAGCGATCACCCCAATCACGTCTGGCAGATCGACGCCAGCCTGTGCGTGCTCTATTACCTGAAGCCTTCTGCCGATAACCGGGCCAACGGCCTGCGCGTCATGGATCACGCCGAGTTCTACAAGAACAAGCCAAAGAACGTCGCACGCATCGCCGCCGACCGGGTATGGAGCTACGAGATCACCGACCACACCAGCGACTGGATTTATACCGAATACGTGATGGGCGCCGAGTCGGGCGAGAACCTGTGCTCGGTGCTGATCAACGCCATGCAGGAGCGCGGCGGCGCCGACCTGCTGCACGGTGTGCCGCGCATCCTGATGCTGGATGCTGGCTCGGCCAACACGGCTGCGATGACCCGCAATCTGTGCCGATCGCTGGGCATTGAGTTGGAAGTTCACAAGGTCGGCAATGCCCGCGCTACCGGCCAGGTGGAAAACTCCCGCAACATCATCGAGCGCAAGTTCGAGCCGGGCCTCAAGTTCCAGCCGGTCAACAGTCTGGACGAACTGAATGCGCTGGCCAAGAAGTGGCGCATGCACTTCAACGCGACGGCCATCCACCGGCGCCACAACCGCACCCGCAGCCAGGTATGGATGGCGATCCGCGCAGACCAGTTGATCAAGGCACCGTCGATCGAGGTGTGCCGCGAACTGGCGGTGGCCACGCCGGAAAGCCGCAAGGTCACCCCGAAGCTGCGCGTGTCGTTCCAGGGGCGCGAGTACGACGTCTCGACGGTGCCGGGCGTGATGGTCGGCGAGAAGGTGATGGTCACTCGCAACCCCTGGCGCGACGACGCGGCCCAGGTGGTGCTGGTGGGCGAAGACGGGCACGAAGTCTTCCATGTGGTCAATGAAGTGCAAAAGAACGAGTTCGGCTTTAGCACGGACGCCGCGCGCATCGGTGAAAGCTACAAGCGCCACGCCGACACCCCGGCACAGACCGCCCTCAAGGAAATCGAGCAGCTGGTCACCGGCACCGACAGCCAGGCAGCGGCCGAGGCGGCGCGCAAGGCCAAGGCGCTGCCGTTCGGTGGCCAACTCGACCCGTACAAGCACATCGACGATGCCACCTTGCCGACCTACTTGCCGCGCCGTGGCACCGCGCATGACCTGGTGGCGCCGAAGGTTGAGCTTCCGCCGCTCTCCCTGGTTGAAGCCTCCAAGCAGATCAAGCCGAAGGTGGAAGCCTCCGGCGGTGAATGGACTGCCGACCGTTACCGGTGGTTGCAGCAGCGCTACCCGGACGGCGTTCCCCAAGAGCAGCTCGACACGATTATTGCCGAGCTTACCGGCCCGCGTGCGGGCCTTCAGAAGCCGCTGCAGATGCTGCGTGCAGCGGCAGGAGGTGAGTGATGCTGAAGCTGAAAAACGTACTCCAGAAGGCCGGCTGCAAGCAGGCCGATCTGGCCAAGGCACTGAACGTCTCGCAGGCGACCGTGGCGCAAATCGTCAATCACGGTGAATGGCCCAAGAGCTTTGACGCGGCCGACCTGCAGGAGCGCATCCGCGCCTTTCTGGCCGCAGCGGGCGCCGCGCCAGCCGACTTGTCCAGCTTGTTCGACGAGGTGGATCAGGCCGATGTGCGCGAGCGCATCAGCGCCTTCCTCGTCGAGATCGGCGCCGATCCGGCCGATCTTTCCATTGTTCTTGAAGCAAAGGTGAGCGAGCCGCGCGCCAACGCGGCCCGCTCGGTTCCCAAGTCGAAGTCTGCTACCGAATCCAACCAGGAGGAATCCATGTTACTGCGTAAACAAACCTTGTTTCCAGCTACCCGCAAGCATTTCGGGCTTTTCCGTGATCCGTTCCAGGACGACATCCAGTCTCACGAGGACATGTACGTCAGCCCGGACATCCGCTACATCCGTGAGGCGATGTTCCAGACCTCCAAGCACGGCGGCCTGCTCGCCGTAGTGGCCGAGAGCGGCGCCGGCAAGACCACGCTGATGCGCGACCTGGAAGACCGTATTGTGCGCGAGAACCAGCCGATCCTGCTGATCCGGCCCTACGTGCTTGGGATGGAAGACAACGACCAGAAGGGCAAGACCCTAAAGGCAACCCACATCGCCGAGGCGCTGATGGCCGCCGTGGCCCCGCTGGAGAAGCCCAAGTCCAGCCCCGAGGCACGCTTCGCCCAACTGCACAAAGCCTTGCGCGAGAGCCACACCGCCGGCTACCGGCATTGCCTGGTGATCGACGAGGCGCATTCGCTGCCGATTCCGACCATCAAGCACCTGAAGCGCTTCTTCGAGCTGGAGCTGGGTTTCAAGAAGCTGCTGTCGATCATCCTGATCGGCCAGCCGGAGCTGAAGGCTAAGCTGTCCGAGCGCAACCAGGACGTGCGCGAAGTGGTGCAGCGTTGCGAGATGGTGGAGCTGGCCCCGCTCGACGGCGGCCGCCTCGACGAGTACTTGAAGTTCAAGTTCGACCGCCTGGGCAAGCCGATCGGTGAGGTGATCGACACCAGCGGCATCGATGCCTTGCGCGCCAAGCTGACGATCTCCAGCAATCGGCGCGAGCGCCCGGAGACGGTCTCGCTGCTGTACCCGCTGGCCGTGGGCAACCTGCTGACCGCGTGCATGAACCTCGCCGCCGAAATCGGCGTGCCGACCGTGACCGCCGACGTGGTCAAGGGGGTGTGACATGGGCGCGCTGCTGAAGATCGTCCAGGCGCCTACTGTGGTGGCCCAGGAGACTGCCTGCCGCGTGCTGAACGCTGGGCTGGTGGATCGCCTGGGGGCCATGAATGCGGCCGTCCGCACCTTGCGCGACATGGGCTATCGCGTGATTGCACAGACCCTGTTTCCGGTGCGCGGCGGTAAGCCCGAGGTGCTGATCAACCGTGACCGCCAGGCGTCCATCGGCCCGCTACTGGACCGCTCACGCGGCCGCCAGTGGCGCAACGAAGGCGGCAAGAAGTGCGGCTTCACCGAGTTCCAGGGCGTGACTGTGACGTGGGAGGAAGCATGAGCGGCCCGACCATCACCATGTGCCCGACGATGGCCAACCCGGAAGCCTTCGACAACGTCGAGGAGCTACGCCAGGAACTGCACCGGGCTAACGATAGTGTGTTGCAACTGACCGACCAACTGCACGAGACGCGGTACGTGCTGCAGGGCGTCAGCGAGAGCCTGGCTCGCGTGGTCTTCGCTCACATGCAAGCTAAACATGACGACGTGAAAAGCTTGCTGGACAACCTCGTGGCCAAGCACGTCAAGGTGGTGCAGAAACCGCAGGGAGGGCTGCACTGATGCGCACCCGCTGCCCGAGCTGCGGCGCGACCTTGTCGCTCGATGCCCTGATCGCCCACGATGCGGCCCGTGAAGCCTTGGCGGCCGCCTTCAAGCTGTCCGGCCAGCTCGGCTCCGCAATCGTGCGCTACATGGCGCTGTTCCGGCCGGAATCACGCGAGCTGACGATGGATCGCGTGGCGCGCCTGGTCGGCGACCTGCTGCCCGACCTGCAGGCGCAACGGATCAGCCGCAATGGTCAGGTTCATGACGCGCCATCTGAGGCTTGGGTGTGGGCGATCGAACAGGCGCTCGCCGCTCGCGACGCTGGCCGGCTGACCCTGCCGCTCAAGAGCCACGGCTGGCTTTACGAGGTAATCAGCAACTGGCGGCCGCAGGCTGGCCACATGGTGACTACTAGCGAACCGCGCCAGGCTTTGCCCAAGACCACGTCGAAGACTCTGTCGGCGATCGCCGCCCTGGAGGATCGCGCCCGTGGTTGAGAAGTGGCTCGAACGGGAGATTGCACGGGGCCTGCAGGGGCTGATTGCCCTGCGGCTGACCGGCGCTCCCGCCGACGACAGCGTGACGCTGAC